TCCAACTTCCCTGGATTAACTCACATGCATCTTTACCTTCCACATTAACCAAACTATCGGTATACCAGTCCATACCTAATATTTTTAAAAATGTACTCTTACCTACTCCTTGCGGACCTATTAATATAGGCATATTATCCCATTTAATTCCACCATAAATAGCTCTTTTGGCTGCAGCTACTAATGATTTTTCAGAAACTTCTCTAGTGTATACATTATCTTCACAGCCTAGGTAATCTATAAATAAAGTTTCTAGTCTTTTTTCTCCGTCCCATAAAGTTGATTGAATTCTAGTAGCAACCTTATTTTCTGCATTTTCTTCTGCAATCAGATTAACTCCATCTATAATCTTATTTGTAGACGTAATACCATAAGTACTCTCTAAATACCATCTAAGACCTGCATCATCTGTATCGGTCCATAACCTATCATCAACTTCAAATTTTCTATCCCAAGGTACATCTTTTCTTACAAGTATTCTTGAAGAGAAAATATCCTTGAAAATTTTAAATTTTAGTTCTCTATCACTTCTTAAAATCAGCATTATATTAGCAAGGGTACTAAGTACTTTTGAATTATCTTTAGCATTATATACAAGTTCTGCTGTCCAGCTATCATCTTCTTCAACTACTATACCTTCAACTGTATCTACATCAGGATTATTAGAGACAGAGAATTCAGATATTGCTTTTTGCCTTCTCTCTTTAAGTAAATCTGAATTGACTGGAGTCTTAGCGAATACCCATTCTTTCATAGCCAGCCAAGAAGGTAGTTTGGCCACAGGAGTTTTAATATCTGCTTGGATATCCAAATGTCCGAATTTATGTAATCTCACTAAGTCAAAAGCATTCACTAATTTTTGACTACAAGGGTCAGTAGCATGATGTGAATATAAGAAAAGTCCATCTTGATATACAATAGCTCCAGCAGTAGTACTTCCCCCTATAAAAGTTAATCTATCAGCTACATCACAGGGTTCATATACACCTGGTAAAAACTCATCTATTGCTTGGTAAATATTGAACCTTCTACAGAATGCCCCTACCATTCCCTCTTTTTCTAAAGGGTTTTCTTGTTGCTTCAGCAAAGTTAAATGATGTTTTTGAGCATCAGGAACTTCTGGCCATGCTGTTACATCTCTCCAATCAGCATACATATTAAGAACTGCCTTACCATCTAGCATAGGCTTGTCAGCATAAGTAAAAACATAATCACTATCAGTAGAATGGCTAGGCCAGTACATTAACCTAACAGCTTGAAAGGTAGTAGGATCACAATAACGTAATCCTATAGACTCTGCTACCTTTCTTGCTATCGGTTCATACTCATCGGCAGATACATCTTCAGCTAAGGGTAAAATAACTCTAATTCTAGGTTTAGTAGTTTGGTGCTTACGAGTGCTGTACACTGCATAAGCACACCCTAAACTATTAAGAGTTTTTATAATCTTAGTGTCATCTTCATAAGCTAAATTGTCTAAATCTAAAGTAATTAGACATCTGCTTTCAACAGCTCCATTTCTTCTAAGATTTCCTTTTAACTTTCCACCAACAAAGCCCCCTACATCTTTAATTTCGTCCTGCTTAGCTTTGGAATAGGATAAGAACTCGTCTAGTGTTTCAGCAGTTATTTTAGGTTTTCCTAATCTTCCTACAAATTCAGACCAGGTAATTTCAGTTGTTACCCATTGCTTAGAGTGTCTGTTATTTGCTTCAGATATTATTAATTTTCTCGAGTTCTCCATCTGTTATCTCCTTTTATTCTTTCAGTAATCCATCAATTAACTCTGAAGCTTTTCCATAGTTAGCTGAGTATAGTTGATTAAAAACTTCATTTAAAATTAAAGCTTTTTTAGTTTTCATATCTATTGATATTCCTCCTATAATATTAAGCCAATCAGTGCCACAACCCTCAGCAATTTTTTCTTTTGAATTAAATGCCAATTCTTGAGGAATTACTTTTTTCATATCGACTAACCAGCTTAAATATTTCTTGGCTTTTTCATAATCTTCTTTACCATTTTTCTTTTCTGCTCTGATTAAGTATTTGGATACATTTCCTTCTAAAAAGAACATGAATCCTACATCTCCTAATCTTTGTCTAATAATATCAATGCTTTCAAAATTACAACCTGGAATCATGTAATGCTTTGGCGAGTGAACATTATCATTCATTGGTACTTCTTTCTCAGGCTTTTCTACCTTATTTTCTGGGCCTGTTTCTTCTCCAATAGCAACTAGTATTTTCTTTTCAAGAGTAGGACTCTCTATATTAAGTCTTCCATTTTCTAAATGCGATAAAAAGGCTTGTGTAACTCCTATTTTTGTAGCAAATTCTGTTTGTGATATTTTATTTTCATCTCTAAATTTTTTAATTTTTCTTCCTATATGCATAATTTCCTCCTAATCTTTCATATAATAGCTACCAGTAAATCCAGCAGCATTTAATATTAACCCTTTGGCCCAACTAATTTCTTCTGTCATAGTTTTTATAACTTCTTCTAACTCCACAGACTTTGGAACATCCAGTATTATCTCATCGTGTACATGGAACACTATTGGCCAACCTTTATCTTTTACTCTTAACAATGTTTCTGCTAAGCAGTCTCTTGCGATAGCTTGTACAATATTTTCTGTTAATTTACCGCCATAAGTTGGGATAACTTCCCACTTCTTAGATGTTTGATTAATACCCATGTAATGCATCTGCATTTGGCCAAATTGATTTTCTTTTAAGAATGGCTTTGGGTAGAAAAGTTTTCTGCCACTCGGTAATTCTATTGTGAAAAAGTCTTGACCATAAATAAAATCGTACTCTTTAGCTAACTTTACACATTTAACTACCTGCGGTTCTCCAGTCTCTAATACTTCAACAGAGGCATTCTCTAATGCATACCACAGCTCCACAATTCTTTTAGATGATTTTCTCCATCTATCTACAATATCTTTCATTTCTTCATCTGTCAGTCCCATATCAGCTGCACCCATAGCAGTTAAGGCTCCAACACTACCTTGGTATCCTAGTGCAAGTTCTGCAATTTTACCTTTAGCTCTAAGGTGATAGTTTTCTTCACCTTTTGCGATGGTATTTATTGGTACTCCAAACATTTGAGATGCTGAGGCCTCATAGATTTTTCCATGAGTTTTAAACACTTCCATTCTCCACTCTTCTCCAGCAAGCCATGCTATAACTCTTGCCTCTATTGCTGAGAAGTCTGACACAACAAAATGATTTCCTTCAGATGGGATAAATGCTGTCCTGATAAGCTGTGATAAGGTATCAGGTATATTTCCATAAAGCATTTCTAATAGTTCACCATCACCTTTTTTAATAACATCTCTAGCTACGTCTAAAGTTTCTATATAGTTACGAGGCAGGTTCTGTACTTGAACTAATCTTCCTGCATATCTGCCAGTTCTGTTGGCTCCATAGAACTGCAAGAGCCCTCTTACTCTTTCATCTTTACACATAGCTTCGTCCATAGCTTTATATTTCTTAACAGATGTTTTAGAAAGCTCTTGCCTTATTTCCAAAACTCTTTTTGCTTTTCCATCTTCTAAAGTATCTACCATTTTTTCAACTGTAGCTTTTTGTAAATTCTCAACTTCTTCTCCCGCTTCTTCTAACCAATTTAGTAACTGACTTGTAGAATTGGGATTGTCTAACTTTGTTATCTCTCTTGCTTCTTCTAGTAAATTAGCCCTGGATAATGCGTCTATATACAGAGCACCATTCACTAACTCACTATCAACTCTTACTCCGTATGCATTCATGAATGTATCTAACACCCAAAGCTTCCATTCTCTATCAGGGACAGGAAATGCACTTAATCTTCTACCTATCTCCATTTCAGTAACTACGTCTTGTATACAGTATTCTTTAAATAATTCCCATTTTTCTGGAGCATGATGTGGCAGGTTTCTAGTTCTGTTTCCGTTGCTCTTAGTTGGGTTACATGGAATACAGAAATATCTAATTAATGCACTTCCAGTTGTAAGTTTTTTCTTATCTTGTGGTAAACCCATAGCATTACCTATTGCAGCAAGACCTGCAGTATATCCACAATAAAGACCATGAACCATTGTGCATTGCCATTGCTCTAAAGGAGTTTCTATTCCAGCCATATTCAAACACCACCACTCAAAGACAGCATTATAAGCATACTTAATACAAGTTTCATCTTTTAAAAGGTGTAATACTTCTTGTGGTATAGTTTCACCTTGTGCAAGGTCTACTATTTTTACATCTTGACCATCAATAGAATAAGCGAATAAAAGTATCTGAAAATCATCACTCATTGCATATTTATATACACCAGATTTACCTATGTCTACAGAGCTGAATGTTTCTATATCAATATTTAAAGTTCTCATAATCGCTCCTTTTTGAAAGTGAAAGGCAGTTTTCACACTGCCCCTCTATAAGTTTTTTTATAATAATGGTTCTCCAGTAACTGGATCTATTTCTACTTCTCCAAATTCATTTTCAGCTTTTATTCCTACGGCTGATAAAGGCTCTCCATCCATTAACTTTTGTACATTACCTAGACCACAACCTATTCCTTTTTTACCACTTACTGCATAAGGGAAAAAGTTCACTGATACTCTCGCATAAATTCCTGAGTATATTTCAGATTGGTTAAGAATTGGTTGAGCTCTTACATCAACTATTCCAGGTTGGTAATCAATCTTTGCACTTGCTGTAAACACCCAGTGCCCTTTACATTCGGGTCCAAATTCTTGGCCATCTGATGGTCTCACTCCGTCTCCATCATATATTGGGATAGTTGGTTTTGGAGGTTTAACTCCATTCCACACACTGCTAATTCCTTTTTCTATTGCTGCATTTATAGCTGCATCTAGTTTCATTTTAGTTTGTACATCAGTCTTTGGAACTAGAATTGTACAACTGTACTTTTCTTCTTGCCCTTTTTCTGCTGCATAAGGTTTAAATAAATGCACATAACTTAATCTTACTTTCCCTGTCATTACTCTAGTATCATTTGCCATAAAAAATCACTTCTCCTTTATTTTATAAATTATTAATATCATCAACTGCACTAAATTCATCCTCCGCCTTTATCTTGTTTGTTATAGCTTCTCTTTTATCTGAAGCTTCTACAAGAGTTGGCTTACCTACATTCATAACTATTAAATCTCCAACTAAATTATTAAAATCTTTTTTACCTATTACCTTTTCTATTTGTGCTAAAGTTAAGTACTTTCTTTCGTATAACAGTTCTTCAGCTATTCCATTTTCTTTAAGTACTTTTATAGCTTCATCTGTGTTTTTAAAACTTCTACTACCTCTACCATTAACAGCCTTCCAACCAGGAACATTATTTCCTTTTAAACTTTCTGCTAATGCATACTCTTTTAAATCTTCTGCCCATTCAGCTAAATCTTGAGCCTTCTTTAGAATTTCACCAATTTCTTCTAAAGATAATTGGTCTGCAGCTTTAAACTCGTACTTAGCAAGTTCTAAATTAACATTAGCCCTCTCTTTACAGATAGATTTAGCTTTACAAAATTTACAGTGTTCTCCACACTCAAAATCACCCTCACCATTTAAAGCCATTACAGCCTTTTCCTGAGCTTTCTTAGCAAAGGTTAGTAAGTAATCGAGACTACATTCCCAAGTGTCTATGCCAGTTAATCTTGGCTGTACGATTGACATTTTAATGTGCTCTATAGGGAATATCATTTCGTAAGCGAGATATGCTCCTAATGCATACAGAAGTAACTGAGC